TGCACCATTATATCAAAGCTTGCTGATCCTGATTCCAAAGGTGTGGAAAGAGTTAAGCTCACAGGCTGCGTATTTGACGAGATTACTCTTGCTAACTGGGAAGTAAAGAAACTTGGAGAAGAATCAATCCCATTTACCTTTACGGGTTGGGAAGTCCTTGATTCCATACCATCACTCTAATTAGGAGGTAAAGAATGAATTTAGTTGATGAGTTATTAAAGATAGATTCCAAAAAGGCGGATGAGCTTAAAAAGGGTGTGTTTAAGTCAAAGAGACTTGCTACACTCTTAGGCAGCAAGGAAGAGACTGTTGATGTAACTATAAGCGAGATTCCATCAAGAAGAATTAACGACATTGTCGGTTATCAGTTTAATAAAAACGGTAGCTTTGATATGGCAAAGGCTTATGATGCAAAGCTTATTCTTTGCACCGAGGCACTTGTAGAGCCGGATTTAATGAACAAGAGCTTACAGGCACATTTTGATTGCAAGACCGCGAGAGACCTTTGCGAAAAGCTCTTCGGAATTGAGGTAAACGAGTTAAGCGATGAGATATCTGCCCTTTGCGGAATCACCAAGGATGAGAATGAAGAGGAAGAAATAAAAAACTTATAAAGGCGAATAGGGAGGTACAACTTATGTACCTCCTTTTTCGCTATCACGACATATTGCCAAGCTGTGTTAAAGAGATGGGGCGAGGCGAAAGAACGATACTGAAAGCCTTTATAAGTCAGGAAATGCAAGACAGAGCGGAAGAGCTTAAGAGAATATATGAAGGCTAAGAAGGTGGATAAATGGGAAAAATAGTTGATGTAACATTACGGCTTGTTGATAAAATGTCGAGTCCTTTAAGGATTGCAGGCACATATTTACAAGATAATGCAAGGCAATGGATAAAGGCTGGTAAGCAGATAGAAAGGTCAGGGAAAGCCATTGCCGGAGTTGGTACAAATCTAACCAAGACGGTTACTGCCCCTATTGCGGGAATCGGAGTTGCCTCAGTAAAGCTGGCAGCAGACTTTGAAAAGGGAATGAGCACAGTTCAATCTATATCAGGTGCTACAGGAGAAGAACTTGAAAAGTTGTCTAAAACAGCCAAGGAAATGGGCTTAAAAACAAAGTATTCAGCAAGTGAATCAACCGAAGCATTTAAGTACATGGCTATGGCAGGTTGGGAGGCGAAAGAGATGGCAGAAGGTATAGAGGGAATAATGTACCTTGCCGGAGCTACAGGAGAAGACCTTGCAGGGACTTCTGATATCGTAACAGATGCCCTTACAGCCTTCGGTATGAAGGCAAATGACACAAAAGATTTTGTTGATGTATTAGCGCAGACGGCGAATAAGTCAAATACAAGCGTGTCAATGCTTGGTGAATCCTTTAAGTATGTGGCTCCTGTAGCTGGAGCATTACAGTTTAATGTTCAGGATGTATCTACTGCCCTTGGACTTATGGCGAATAGTGGTATAAAGGCATCATCTGCCGGTACAGCGTTAAGAAGTTTATTCACAAGAATGGCAAAGCCTACAAAAGAATCACAAACAGCCATGGACGCTCTTGGCATATCTCTAACAGATTCTCAGGGCAACATGAAGTCCCTTGATACAATTATGAGGGAGACAAGGAAGAGCTTTGCAGGATTGACAGAATCGCAAAAAGCACAGTATGCGGCAGCTCTTGCGGGCAAGACAGGAATGAGTGGATTGCTTGCAATAGTCAACTCTGCTGATGGCGATTTTAATGAGCTTTCTACGGCTATATACAATTCAAATGGTGCTTGTAAGAAAATGTATGATACGGCAAATAACAACCTATCGGGGCAGCTTACCATATTAAAGTCTACGGTTGAAGGTATTGGGATATCCTTTGGTGAGCGGTTACTGCCATATATTAAGCAAGGTACGGAGTTTATACAGAGATTGGCGGATAAATTCAACTCACTGACTAAAGCTCAGCAGGATACTATCATCAAAGTGGGGCTTATAGCAGCCGCAGTAGGTCCGGCTATCTTTCTTTTTGGTAGAACGGTCATGGTTGTTGGTAAGCTCGTTAAGACAGTTGGAATGGTTGGCAAAGCGTTCAAAACAGCCAAAACCGTAATGGGCTTAGTTACAGCCCCTGCAAATGCTGTGGTGCTAGGCTTGGCAGCGGTAGTAGTTGCCGGAGTTCTTATATATAAAAACTGGGATAAGATAAAGGCAGCAGCCGGCAGATTGTGGAATTTTATTAAAAACATATTCCAAAGAATCGGAATCTCAGGAGACAGCCTTAAGAAAAAACTTGCACCTATAGGACAGAAGTTTAGTGCAATAGGGGAACATATACAAGGGTTTTGGAAGGTTGTCAGCCCTTTACTCAGCAAGATAGGTGAAGCTGTGCATGCTGTATTCTCTGTTGCCATCGGAGCTGCCATAGGTTCTGCAATTGGATATTTTAACTCACTGTTTGATGGAATAACAACTATGATTAGCGGTCTATTAACCGCATTTGATGGGATTCTAACTTTTATAACAGGGGTGTTCACACTCAATTGGAGCAAGGCTTGGGAAGGTGTAAAAAATATCTTTGGCGGTATCTTTGAGGGACTAGGTGGAATGCTTAAAATGCCGATAAATGGCGTAATTTCTATGATAAATGGAGCTATTGCGGGCATAAACAGTATAAGTGTTGATATCCCTGACTGGGTACCCGGTATCGGTGGCGAGAAGTTCGGCGTCAATATCCCGCAGTTGCCTATGCTTGCACGAGGCACGGACAACTGGAAAGGTGGACTTGCTCAAATCTCTGAGAAAGGTGGAGAAATTGTTGACTTGCCTTCAGGGACAAGAGTATATCCGCACGATGAGACGGTGCGGAAAGCCTATGCAGATGGTGCCAAGAGAAACGGTGGTAAGTCGGTATATATCGCAAAGCTTGCAGATTCTATAGTTGTAAAAAGCGAAAGCGACATTGATAAGATAGCTGAAGCATTAGCTAAGAAAATATTTGAGACAAGCGACAATATGGGAGGGGAAGAGATTGGATATATTTATTAATTGGAATAATGAAAAAAACTCTATACTTCTCCCTGTGAATCCGTCCAGCTTTGAGATTGAAGGCGCACAGAACAACACCTCTGTATATATTCATAACAAGGGCGAGGTGAATCTTAAAGGAAAGAGAGGACTCTATGCAATTACGCTGGAGTCCTTTTTCCCTGCCACGGATTATGATTTCATAAATGGAGAATATCATCCACCTTATGAATACTACTGCAAGAAGTTAAAGAAACTGTATGAAAAAAATACTACAGTTCATCTAATCATTACACAGTCGGATATAAATATGTTCTGCACAATCGAATCTTTTAAGTATGGCGAGGTAGAGAGAAATGGCGATGTTAAATACTCGTTAGCCTTTAAGGAGTACAGAGAAACGGCAGCGAAAAAGAGAATAACCACCAAGACAAGAGAAGCAAATTACTCTTGGAAGAAAGGCGACACCTGGAGCAAGGTTGTAAAGAAGTGCACCGGCACATCTGATGGATGGAAAAAGGTTAGAAATAACAACAAGGCGGTTATCAAAAAGGCTATGAGGAAGAAGGCAAAAGTAAAAGAAGTGGTGGCTCTTATTGGATATGAGGTGGTGATTAGATAATGGCTATTAAGCTTTTATGGAACAAGAAGTGGCTTGATTATACAAGTGTAGAATGGTCAGGCTCGCATAATCAAAGTTCAAGGCAGGTTACCTTTTCGCTGCCTGCCAACCGCTATGATAAAGGCTTTAAGAATGTAAATATCAAGCTTGGTGATATAGTGAGCCTGTACGATGGTAAGACAAGGCTTTTCTTAGGTGTTATAACCGCAAGGGAAAAGTCGGCAGAGATAGGTATAGAAAGCTACACCGCAAGAGATTTCTTGCATTATCTGCTTAGATCTATGGGCATGTATAAATTTAAGAATAAGACTCCTGAGCAGATTGCTAAACAAATCTGTGGCAGCGTAGGCATTAAGATAGACAAGGTTGCTACTACAGGGGTAGTAATACCCAAGATGATATGTGAAGATATGAGCCTTTATGACATCATTGCCAAAGCGTACAGAAAGGCTTTTCTTAAGACTGGCAAAAGATATCTGCTGTCTATGAACGCTGATAAGCTGGTTGTTGCTGAAAAAGGTCTAAAAAGTGGGATAACACTTGACCAGTCGCAGGATATAACAGGGGCGACCTATTCGGATACAACCGATAATATGGTTAACCTTGTTAAAATCTACAACGATAGTATGAAGCAGATAGGAGAGGTAAGACATAAAGATAATATAGATAAGTTCGGCATTTATCAATCCACTTATCAGAAGGAAGATGGAGTAAGTGCTAACACAGAGGCAGGCAAGATGCTTGTAGGTGTGACACGAGAGGCATCTGTCTCAGCTCTTGGCTATATTGGTGCAATATCAGGTAAAAGCATAGTGATAAAAGACGGTGCTACCGGATTAAAAGGGAAGTTCTATATCACCAATGACAGTCATAGATTTGAAAATGGAACCCACATGATGGATTTAGACCTTGCTTGGAAGTTATTTGACGAAGAAGATTCTGAAGACGCAGAAGAAAAGAAAGGAAAGAAGTACAAAAAGAAAAAGAGCAGAAGAACAGCTAAGCAGAAGGTTACTCCTACATCAACCGTGTTTTACCTCAAGTCCGGAAATGTGTATCATTCAAATTCGTCTTGCCATGTGCTCGAGGGGAATACTCCTAAAAAGACTATATTATCGGAATTATTGAAAGAGACACTTAAGAAAGGCAAGAATAAAGGCAAGTCAAAATATAGAGCTTGCAAGATATGCTGCAAGACTGATTAAGGAGAGCCTATGAATGGATATGAAAAGCTAATAATGACCATAAGAAAAGAGGGGGCAAGGAACAATCCACCCTCTCTTTTTATCGGAGAAATGACATCAAAGAACGCATGTGCAATAGGTAGCTTGAGCCTTGATAAAGAGGATTTGCTATTTGCTGAACACTTAACTAAACGAGTGGTAAGTGAGCTTGATATAAAGGCAGACGATAAAGGTGTAAGCAAGACAGGCACAAACGATAAATGTAAGTATATTGAGCCACTTAAGAAGGGCGATAAAGTGCTCCTTTACAAGATTAGTGGTGAAAAGTATGTAGTAATAGAAAGGGTGGTGAGTTTGTAATGTTCCCTTTTGACGTTGACATAGAGGACGAGGAAGAAGTTATTGAGGATGAAAGTAATCTTAATACAGATTATGAGATAGATTTTAACACCGGGAGATTGACCGGGCGAATAATTACAGGATTGGCAGCAGTAGTCCAATGGGCAAGGCTTACCTTAGCGACTGAAAGGTACTTTTACAGTCAATATAGCTGGGATTATGGAAGCGAATTGCAGAACCTTATAGGGAAGAACCACTCAAAAGACTATATCGAAAGTGAAGTAAAAAGGATATTAAACGAAGCTTTGTTGATAAATGAGGCTATAAAGGGTATTGAGGATTTGAAATGTGACAGTAACGGAGAAAAGCTCAAGATATCCTTTGGGCTGGAGACTATATACGGAAGAGGTGATATAGATGTATGAGGATAAGACCTACAACAATATTATGGCTGAAATGATGGCAGATTTCGGCGCAGATGTACGAACTGATGAAGGTTCACTTGCTTTCAACTCTTGCGCAAAAATTGCCGAAAAGCTGGAAGATGTCTATGGCGACATGGACGAGTTAGAGCGCAACATGTATCCGGATACTCAGGACTTGCCTCATCTGATAAGGAACGCAAAGGGTAAGATTGAGTATTTATATGCTTATCCTGCTGTGGTAAAGGGTGTATTTAAGCAGGATATCGAAATAGGAGAACAGTTTATCTGTGGCAATTACACCTATACTGTATCTGAAAAGATTGAAGAGCATACTTACAAGCTCATCTGTGATACTGAGGGAGCTGAGGCGAACACTAATAAGGGTGAGCTTATCCCTGCTAACTATATTGATGATTACAAGGGTGGAGAGATTACTGAGGTTATAATTCAAGGCGCAGATGATGAAGAGGAAGAAGTATTTAGAAAGAGGCTCCTTGACACCTTTAAGAATATCCATTTTGGCGGGAATAAAGCAGATTACCGAAAGCTGCTAAACGAACGCAAGGAAGTTGGAGGCTGTAAGCCTAAGAGAAGAGCCGAGGGCAGTCCTTGGGTAGATATTGTAGTAATATCAAGTACCTTCAACACTCCGTCTGCTGAGGTCATAAAAGACATCCAAGAGTATATAGATCCTGAGGCTACACATGGCGAAGGAGATGGGATGGCTCCGTGCTGCCATTCAGTACAGATAAAAGGGGCTGAAAGCGTAAAAATCAACATATCGGCTAAAATTGTATTTGAGGGTGGCTATTCTGCCGAAACCTCAAGAAGCCATATTGAGGAAGCTATCGAGAAGTATTTGAGTGAATTAAGGAAAGGATGGGAGGCTAACGAGTTCAACGACATGACGGTAAGGCTTTCAAGGATTGAGGCTAATATCCTTAATATTCCGGGTATTCTTGATATTGAAAACACAACTCTAAATGGTGTGCCAGGCAACACAACTTTGACTTACGAAAAAATACCAGTAAAAGGTGAGGTGGTTATAAATGTTTAATGCTCCGGAGATAATTCTTGAAATCCCTGAGATATCAACCTTGTACAAGCGAAATGATAAGCAGTCAATAGAGCTTGACGAGGGTTTGAATGCCGCCGATGATAATACAAGCTTTGACCAAATGAGGGAATCAGGGATAAAAAGGTGGGAAAAGATATTTAACATCATTCCCTTAGATGATGATACCCTCGAAGAAAGACGGTTAAGGGTACACGCAAAAAGCCTTGAAAAGGCTCCGTATTCACGCAGGATTGTCAAAAGAAGAATAAGTAATCTCTGTGAAGAGGGCTGTAGAGTGTCTTTTTCGGATGATAGGCTGTCGGTAGATGTAAAGATAGGACTTAAGTCGAGGAGGATGCAAAAGACGGTTGAGAGCTTTTTAGAGGATGCCTTGCCACTTAATATGATTTATACAGTAAGCGTTCTTTTCAACCAGTATTTTAAGTTTGGCCATCTGAAGTATAAGGATGTAAAGGTGTATAAATGCAGTGAATTAAGAGAAAGGATATTTGAATAATGAGGAGAAGCACAAATTTACAGTTGAAGCTTCCTGAAGGAGACGACTTTTTCAATATCGAGGACTTCAACGAAAACTCGGAGATAATTGATCGTAAGCTGACAGAGTTCAATAATAAGCTGCCTGAGTTAGCGGTAAACTCTGAACAGATTAAGGAAGAGCTTAAAACACAGGCAGAGCAGTTGTTGAATAAGCAGAAAGAAGATGTTGCCAAGCAGATGGCAGAGGTAAAAAAAGAGGTTGCAAAGGCTATTAAGGACATAGCCGACAGCAATGGAGCCAGCACAACTACATTCAATGTTGACGGCTCAATTGTGACCGAAAACAGCCTTGAGGTAATTACTTCAACCTTTAATAAGGCTGATAAGTCAAT